AGACTCGGGGTAACGGCGCCCGCGTGAGTTCGCCATTGCGACGTAGCCCGGCGCCGCGAGCTGCGAGCCGAACGAGGAGGCGACGTGCTGCCAGCTTTGTTTCGCCAGTCCGACCGCGTTTATTTTCGCCTCTAGCGATTCGCGCCGCATCGCGTCTATCTGTTCCCATAGCACGTCGGGATAGCGGTTCTCCAAGTAATAAACCTTGCCGCCGAACGTGGTAAAACGCTTGTTTGCGAAGCGCGCCAAAATCTTGCCAGAGTCCGCGGCCTTCGTGCCGCTGAGGGCGCCTTTCATCACTCGCTCTGCAACGCCTAGCACAACATCCCGAAACGCAACCCGCGTATCAATCGCCGCGAGGTCTTCAAGCATTCGGTTGAAGTCTCGCGCCAAAAGCTCCATGCGTAGCGAGTCCTTTGCCATGACGAGTATCAGGCCCGGCCAATGAGCACGAAGCTGAAAAGGTTCGGATCGTCGGCGTTGACGGAGCTGACGGTATATTCTGCGGGCGTGGGCGTCTTGCGCTGAATCTTCTGGTTCTTCCACGCGAGCGGGACCGCCGAGAACCGCGAGCGGGCAACCTGCAAAATGAGGACGGCGCGCGACTGCCCGCCGTGCGAGCTGAATGCGCCGGCTTCGGCCTGCTCTAGCGAAGTGCCCGTGCGGAAGTTGCCGCGATAGGTGGCGCCCGCGTGCGTGAAATCGTCGCCGGCCAGGTCTTCCAGCAGGGAGACGCCCGCGTTTAGAATGGAGTCAAAGTCGGTTGCCATAATGGGAAAAAGAAAACGCCCGGCGCATTACAAGTGCGCCGGGCGTCATGCTATCTAACCGCAGGGGATTAGCTGGACTTGATGCGGTAGCCGGAAGCGGCTTGGCCACCGAAAGCGGCGCCATACATTACATCGTAGCTGGCCCACACGGCGCGCGAGGAGACGGAACCCCACACGTTGAGCTGCACGGAGATTCCGAGGCTTGGGACGGTGATCACCCGCGAATCCATCAGCATCTTCTGCACGGCGGGATGAATGTCGGGGATGCCGGAAGCCTGGCACACGGCATCGGGACCGCAGACGAAGCCATAATTGCCGGCGACTGCGCCGGTCCAGCGGGTGTTCAGCAGGAAGTTGTTGAAACCGTAGGCGCCATTATTCAGGGCGAGCGAGGTGGTCGAGCTCGGCAGGAATTTCGAGTAGGCGGCAGCGTCGAGGAGGACGTTCTTGACCGGACTCGTGCCGATAGCCGCCCAGCCAGCCTGCAAATCGCCGACCGCAAGCGAAGCCTGCGCGATGTTGCCCGAACCGCTCGTGAAGTTCGTTGCGTCGATTGGCGTCATTGCAACGTCAATGATCTTGTTCGCGAGGTTTTGCAGATTCTTCGCGGCGAGCTGCTCGATGCGGAACTTCTGGTTGATCTGCGCGGACGTGAGGTGAAACGCGTTGCTGTAGTGATTCATCACGACGGCAACATTGCTCGTTGTGGTGTCGCCCGACTCAAACGAAGTAGGGTTGGTCTGCGTGGTGCCGCCGCCAGTGACAACGGTGACTTGCACGCTCTTGGTCTGCGTGTAGGTGTCCTGCGAGAAATCGGAGGTGAACGCGGAGAGAGGGGCGAGGGCGGGCCCGAGGGTCGTAACAACCTGGGAGGCGAGGGTGTCGATCAGGAGATCGGCGTCGATAGTGTTAGCCATGAAAAGGAAAAACTAGGGTTGATATTGCTGACGGAAAAAAATTAGCGGGCGCAGTTCTCGGCGTCGTATGCCTTCCAAATTGCGTCACTGTGCTTTTGGAAAAACGCGGTCTTCGCGGTGCCTTCTAGGGCGCGATATTGCGCGAGGGTGTCGCCAGCGGTCGGGGCGTCGGGCGCGGCGTTATGCACAACGGGGAGCACGCCGAGGTTGGCGGCGCTCAGGTTCTCCGCGCTGGCGAGCTTCTTGCCGAGGTCGGCAATCTCGTTTTCTTTGCTCGCGATGCGGGCGTTGAAATCGGCGCGGAGTGCGTTGATAGCTACCTCGTGGGCGGCGTGCGCGGCTTCGACGGCATCTTTCACGGCAACGCGCAGAGACTCGGCGGTGATCACGGCGACGGGTTCGGCAATCGGTGCGACTGCGACCGGCTCGGCGGTGACTACAAGAGCGGCGACGGGTTCAGGAGTGGGCGCGAGCGGTGCGGGAGTGGTCATTGTAGAGGTGCTATTACTGCCCGCGCCGTCAACAGACGGGGCGGCTTCTGCGGCGGGTGCCGGTTTCAGGATCGCGCTCGGCGCGCGGGAGAATCGGGAGAGGTCAACTGCGTTGCTCGGCGCCTTGGCCTCGGCGATTACGCCAGTGCAGAAGCCTTCGGCGACACACTCGGCAGAGTTATACCATGTCTCCGCAACCATCGCCTTGAACAGGGCGCCCGCGCTTTTGCCGGTGCGCTGCGCGTAGATCGCCACAATCTGCTCTTCCAGCTTTTCGAGTAACGCCGCCTCTGCGCGCATCGTTTCCGCAGTGCCTTCCACGCCGGATGAGACGCGGTGGATCATCAAGAAAGCGTTTTCTGCAATCAGGATTTCGTCGCCGGCCATTGCGATGACGCCCGCCATGCTCGCCGCGATTCCGTCGATGTGAACGCGGATGTTCGACGGGTGCGACTTCATCGCCGTGTAAATCGCCAGCCCTTCAAAGACAGAGCCGCCGCCGCTGTTGATATGCAGATTGATTTCCGGCGTCTTTATCGCGTTCAGCTCGGCGACAAAAGCCGCGGCGGTGATTCCGTAAAAGCCGATAGAGTCGTAAATGAAAACGTCAGTCGAACCCGCCGACGCGTTCGCGACTTCAAACCATTTTTTGCCGGTGCTCATTACAGAAGGGGGCGAGCGTCAGTCTTTGGCGCGGGTCGGTTTCGCGGGCGCTGCTTTCATCGGGTCGCCCATCGGGTCGCCGTCGTCTGCGTTCAGGTCTGCCGCGTCTGCTGCATCGCCAGGGAGCGGCAAGCCCGCTTCCTTTAGCTTCTCGTTCTCGGCTTTGCGGGCGGCAATGTGGTTGTCGAGACTCACGCCACGCTCCGCGAGAATGTCGCCGAGGTTGATAATCCCCGCCGCGTAGTCTTCGCGCTGGCTCTTGCTGTCGCGCCCATAGTCCACCGTGAGCTTCTGCGGCATCGCGAAGGACCAGCGCCACCAGTCCACAGACTCAGGCAGGCGCCCGCTCTTGATCGCTTTCGCGACCGCATAGCCCACGATGCGTTTCGCCGCAGGCCGGAAGAGGTCTTGCCGGTCCTCAACTGCGCGCATCGCCTTCGACACAATCAGGCGAATATTTGCCCCGCCGAGTTTTGAGCTATCCCATGACATTTCAAACGGCCAGTTCGCGCCGGCATACGCGTTGCGAATCAGGCGATCCATGAAGGATTCCCATGCCTCGCCGGGGCGCTCGCTCTTTAGAAACTCCAACTTGCTGCCGCTGTTCGCGCGGAAATATTTAACGGTGCCGCCCGCAATGTCTTCGGTGGTCACGCCGGAAGCCGCAACGCCTGCGCCCGCGAGGAGCGAGCGCGGGTCGGTCAAATCCGGCATCCCGGTTTCATTGTGCTCAATGAGGCCGATGCTACTCGCGACCGCAGAGGCGAGGCGCTCGTAGCCCTGCACGGTGCGCAGGTCGCGGAGGTCAAGAATCGCGTGCGAGAAACACGGCAGGCCGCGGAGCTGCCCGACCCATTCCGGCTCGTAGAGAAACACGAGGTCACGCGCCGACACCCAGCGGTCTTGCTTGCCGCTTTCGTCCGCGCCAAGAATGCAGTAAGCCACGGGTTGCCCGCGCTCGTTGATCGCCACGCCGTCACGCTGCCGCAGGCCGCGATAGGCGCCGGACTCCACGGTGGCGCTGTCGGTGCGGGCGCCTATTTCATTGGAGGCGATGAGCTGGAAACGCGCGTTACCGCTCGCGTCCTCGGTGAGCAAAACGCCCACGTCTCCGTCGCGATCTACGGACAGGGAGGCAAGGTGTAGCTGCGTCTGGAAGTCGCCGCTGCCCGTGATTTCGCAAAGCCCATAGAACTCGTCTTGCAAATATGCTGTCGCGCGTTTGCCAAACTCTACATCGGCTCCGAGGAATTGCGGCGCCCACGCCCGCCCGAACGAGTAAACGGCCTTGTCTACAATCGCAGCCTTCGCCGGCCCGAGGTTCGTAAACAGTTTGCGCGAATCGCTCACGAGGCGCAGTCGGTCGGTCGGGTTGAGTTCCTCGTGGAGTCCGCGCGTGGTTGTCCGCTCTAGCGGGCGCTGCGCACGCTCGCGCGGGTTCGCCGCATCGAAAAGCCAAGACGCCACAGCGCGCGCAAATTTCTTTTTCAGTTCCATTTTTTCGGGTTGGTTGCGGTTTATCAATTCTGCCGGGCTTGCGTCTTGCCGGGAGGACCGGACAGGCCGCGCTCTACGCATTGCAGCGCCAGCTCCGCAGCCGTGAGAATGTCAGCGAGCGAGGCGCCGGGCGGCGTGCTCAGGTAAACGCTCTTGCCGTTTACGCTCGTGCCCGTGATTTGCCCGTTCTGCGCGTTGAGGTTCGCCCACTTCGTCGCCTGCAATGATTCCAGCCAGCCCGCGGGATCGTCCGGCGCGTTGCGGTTCGCTTGTCGAATGAGGATCGCGACTAAGACCTTGAGCATATAAAAACGCCCGTGCGTCAATTGCCCGCCGCCGCCGCGTCCGGCTCCGCAGCCGAGAGGATGCGCAGCATGAGCGCCGCCGCGACTTGCATCGCCTCGCAGTCCCATGCGTGGTTCTCGCCCACCCGCTGCCAGCGCCACACGAGGCGCCCCGTCCGTTTGTTCACCCGCTCGCGCTTTTGGTCGCCCGAGAGCTGCTTAACATAGTCTTCGGGCGCGTCGTCCGGCGTTTCCCATGAGGCGCCGCGCCCCGTGCGCAGAGCGTGCAACGTGTCTTTGACCGGCTCCGAGGACCAGTGAACGTATGGCGCAAGCCCGCCCGGCACTGCCGCCTGTTTCAGCACAGAGTAAAAGCGCCGCACTTCCTTTCCGCTGCGGAGGTGATGCACAAACGATTCCTCGCCGCTGCCGTGTAACGCGGTCCACCCGTAGCGAACGCAGTCCCCGTAAACCTGCGCGGTGGCGTGCTGCGCGTCTTGGAACGTGAGTTGATCCTTTACCCCGTAGGTCTGCTGAATCTCGCGCACGCGTTCTATCGTCTGCGCCCGCGTGTAGTAGAGTAGCCGCGAGCTTCCGTCATTGCGCCACGCCCGCACGCAAACCCACCAATGGTCGCGCTGGCGATCCGCCGTCAACAGGCGCTCCACCTCGTTTGCAATCTTGTCCTTCGGCGCCGCCGACACGTCCGCGAGCCGGTAGCCGTCGCCGTGCAGCACGAAGGTTTCAATCTCCTCCTCGGGTTTCCACGCGAGCGCCAGGCGCTTTTGGTAAAAGTCCCGCGTGGGCTGCATTATGCCGCGCTTTTTCTGTTCACGCGCGCCGAGCCATTGCGCCACGAGGGCGCCAAGGTCGCGCGATACGAGGGCATTCCACCGAAACGAGCGCACAGCCGCGGGCGCGCTCGGGTTCTCGGCAACGTATTCGCCGCCCGCATTCCACGCCGCACGGGTGCGCGCCGTGTTGTCGTGCTCGTGCCCGCACCGCTTGCACTTCCACCGCGCCGAGTCTGCCGCGCGCCCGATATTATAGCTGCCGTCCTCGCGCTTCGCGTCGTCTGCCCAAATCACGCCCGCGTATTTCGCCGCGTCACCGTCGCACCGTGCGAAAAAGTCCAGCGGCACGAGCTGCCCGCAGCCGGCGCAGCGCACGTTCCACGTCGAGCAATCGCCCGCGGTCCATGCCACGTCCATGTCGTCGCCGGCAATGCCGCCCTGACTCTCGTTGAAAACCTTGCTGCTCTGCGTTTCCTCAAACTTGGAAACGCGCCCTTCGGCGTGCTCTAGCAAACCCGGTCTCCACAGCCAAACCTCGGAATTGAACTTCCATCGAATGCTCTTGCTCTGTAGGTTGTTCAGGTTCGCCCCGTTCAGGAGCAGGAAGAAGTTGCCGAAATATGTCTCTGTGGTTGTGGCCTTGTGCCGATCCTGCGGCATGAGTGCAGCGACGGGGCGGCAGGTCCGCAGGAGTTCGTTGAAACGGGTTTGCGCCTGCTCCTTCGCGTCCTCGTCGCTCTGCATGGTCCACATGATCGGGCCTGGCGCGTTGGCGATTACCCACGGGATAGCCGTTTCGACCATCAAGCTTTTCCCGGTTTGGATCGCGCCATAGCACGAAACCTTCCGCACGGCTTCCGACTGGATCGCGTCGAGCGGCGCCATGAGGTAGCGCGAGGAGCCGAAATCCACCGGGCCGGGCACCGCGTAGGCCGCGGGCAAAACAAGGTTGTCGCGTGCCCACGCGTAGATTGAGCGCCGGTCAGGCGGTTGCATCGCGGCAACCCACGCGGGAGAAATGCCGATGGTGTTTTCTATACCATCGGCCCGCGCGTCACTTGCCTAAAGAAACACCCTAATCCGCCACGTCTGGCGGGGTCACATGTTGATTCATGCTCGCTGGTTCGCTGCCGTTGATCGGCTCGCGTGCTGGGTAAGGTTCGTTCATCGCCGCGAATATCAGCGCAGCCGAGCGAGGCCGGCGCCGCGCAACGGTTGCCTGGCAGTCAGCGCCGCCGACCGCATATGTGCGGCAGTGGTCGGGGCGCGAGTCGTGAATGGTGCATGATCCGCAGAGAGCGAGCTTGCGACACGGCGCCATGATTTCGACATGCTGCGGCCCGATGCTTTCTCCGTGCAGGCCGAGCCATGCGCCGGCATCCGTCGCCGGCAGGCGCAGCACAATAGATTCACAGCACGCCCCGCGGCAGATTTCGCACGGGGTTTTCATGCTATGGCTGGCGAATAAACAAAGTGAAATTGCGGGGCGTCAGGTCCGGCGCGCCGCGGTGCTCTGAAAACTCGCGCTCTTGCACAACCCATTCGCCGGCAAGGTGGGCGTCCAACTCCCCAACGTGCCGCGGGTTCTTGATGCGGTCGCCTGTCTGCGCGTGGAGCAAGTCGAGGTTCAGCGTTTGCACGGGGTCGCCAATGTCCTCGCCGAAATCGCCGACCGGCTGTAGCCAAATGCTCAAAGGGGGATATTCTGTTTTCATGGTGAGGGATTGCGGCGCATTAAGTCTGCGCCCACTTGTCCACGTCAAGCTGTAGCCGGCCAACAATCTCGTCGGCCATTTCCCGCCCAAACTTCCGCAGGGTGAGCGCATCGCAGCCGGCCATTTTCGGCGGCATCTCGTTCTCTAATTTGCTGTAGAGGTAGGCGCGGAGCTTCATCGCCATGCGCCCGTGTAGCTCGTCCACTTCCGAGCGGAGCACGCTCAAACGCTTTTCGCGCGCAACGCGCAGCTCCAAAAGCTCAACCTCTAGCTTGGTCTTGGCGATCTTCTCGCTGGCAAGTTCGCCGGTTGCCTGCGCTTTGATGTTCTCCGCGCCCCACGCCGCGACCGCGGCAAGGTCGTAGCCAAGTCCCGCGATCTTCGCCGGGAAGCCAGGGCGCTTGCTGTAGGTTCGCCACGCGCGCTCTGACTTGCCGAGGATGCCGGCCAGCTCATCAAAACTGGCGGCGTGGGTTTGCGCGGGCACCTCGCTCATGCGAACACGGCCCAAAGAAAAAAGCCGCAGAGCGTGAGCGCCAGCGTCATGCCGGCAGCGTGCGCTAATTTATTTTTCATCTCTTCCTCTTCGTCTTCCTTAATCCATTTATCGTAGAGCATAAATTAATTTCCTGACGTGGTTCCTGTGCTTTTTAATTTCCCGAGTGTGGAGGATAGGCTTTTGCGGGTGGGTTGCATAAGCGAGAGCCGGGCTTT